ATACCGCGAGTTGCTGAAAGCTATTTCAACCCGTTAGGAGATTTCAAAATGTTGGAAAAAGTCATTGAAAAACTGGATGCAATCGAAGCATCTAGCGCTGCTAAATTGGCAGAAACCGCTCAGGCTGTCGAGGCAAAAGTTGCTGAGGCTGTCGAGGCGCTCAAAACCGAAACCGAGGCAAAGATTGCCGCTTTAGAGGCAAAAGTTGCCGCTCCTTCGATCATCCGTCCTATCCACAAGACCGTCCGTGGCGAAGCAAATCGTCGCTTCAAAGACGTTCTTAAAGAGTACATGAAGGCCGGTAACAACATCGAGCGTGAAGTCAAGATCTTTGAATCGGTCGACCAGTGCGAAGCGTACATCAAGGAAGCCTCGGCTCTTACGGGTTCGGGTTACGACGTTGGTGGCCGTACAGCTTACGATCCTGTATTCGCTGCAAAGCGTCTCGGAAATCCCTTGATGGATCTGTCGCGCATCGTTGCGACTGATGGTTCGGCTTATCAGTTCCGCGTCAAGACCGGTAATGCAGGTGCTCAGTGGGGTTATACCGTTCAGAATAACGGCACACCTACGACTGAAGCCACGAGTATTTGGCAAGTCATTCTTAAAGACTTGAACGCTCAGTTCCCAATCAGGACGGCAGCGCTTGATGACATCGACGGCCTCGAGGCTAATGTTGTTGATGACATGCTGATGGAGTTCCAGCAGGCAATGGCAACCTCGATGATCCAGAATAACGATCAATCGGGAACCGGAACCTCTGTAACGACGGGGGGCGCTGATGGTCTGCGCGGTTTGGATCAGTACGCTGGTGCTAATGCAACCTACACGGGCGGTTCTTGCTCGACGGCTGCTTTCGGTACTTCGGGAACTGCAACCACCAACGGTTTGCATAACCTTGCTACCTACGATCAGCTTACCACGAACGCCAACACGGTTGCAGCTAACAATATCGTTTATAAAGATGTTGTTAACTTCATCTACAGCCTGCCGCAACAATATTGGACGGCCAGCGCAGCGTTCATGATCAACCCGATCCTGCTTCAGGGCATCCGCGGTCTCGTAGACGATCAAAAGCGTCCGATCTACATCGACGGTCTGTCACGCACTGATGGCATCGTTGGTGAGTTGCTCGGCTTCAAGGTTGCAGTCAACAAGTACCTTGATAACCCCAGCCAGCCTACCACCGGCGCAGCAGGAACGACCAGCTACTATCCGATGTACTTCGCGGATTGGCAGCAGTTCCACACCATCGTCATGCGTCTCTCGATGGTTCTCCGTCGCTACGATCAAACCTTACCCGGTTCGATCACGTTCTACGGCGAGACTCGTGCAGCCACTTCGGTGCGCGATCCTAACGCTGGTGTGCGTTATCGCTCGACTGGCACGGCTGCTTGATAAAAGAGGGCGAAAGCCCTCTCCCTTTTGGAGAGATTATGAAACAGGTTATTTTGGAAGGCTTGAAAAAGGCTCTCCACGAGGGCAAAAGCACTGTCAACCTCGCGGAAGCCTCAGCCCTAACCGGCTCAGGCAGCGGGGTTGGCGGTCGCGTATATAACGAGGATGTATTTGCATCCCTTCGTTATTGGAACCCATTTCGGGTTTATGCAAATCAAACAATGACGGCAGACTCGGATATTCAGTTTGTTGTCAAAACAGGTAACGCTGCGAACTCCACAAACCCGTGGGGCTACACGGTTAACGCGAACTCAGGCTCACCCAATATCGCCACATCCATTTGGCAGCTTCCGATGCGTGTTATTTCCGCTCAGATGCCAATCAGGGCAGCGGCAATGGATGACATCAACGGATTAGACGCTGCGCTTGTCGAAGATCTTGCAATGGAGTTTAGCCAGATCGAAGCTGCGTCTATGGCAATCAACAACGATCAAGCAGGCTCAACAACAACCTCCACAGGCGCTACAAACGGTCTCAGAGGCTTGAAGATGTACGCTGGTACTGCTGGGTCATCTGCTGCTTATGGAACGTCAGGAACGGCTATAACAGCTGGCATACACACACTTAACACAGTGGGTTATACGCATTCAGGTGGTATCGAGTGGGAAAGCCTTGTAGATGTTGCTAGCGCTCTTCCCGGTCAGTTCTGGAGGATGCCCGGAACCGCGTGGATGATGCACCCGACAGCTATTGCAACGCTAAGGGAATACACACACGGTGGTAATTCTTACGCGCTCGTTGAGACAGGTGAAAAGGACGAAGGCCCCGGTGTAAACATTATGGGCTGGCCGGTGATTGCTAATCCTTATTTGGATGCTCCTGCAATCGGTGCTTCTCCGATTTATCTTGCAAATTGGCCGCGGTTTATGTGGATCGTCGATCATTCAGAGATGACGCTTCAGAGAATGGAGCAGACCCAGCCCGGAACGATTACGATCTATGCTGAGAAGCGGATGGTCTCGACCGTTCGTGATGTAACTGCTGGCGTTCGGCTCATTGGAACTTAATCATGCCTAGCCAGCTGCAAGGTAACTTCGGAGCGGGTTCAAGAAACCCGTTCAACTACTCGAAGGTCATTCAGAGCACCCGTGATCCGGTGACTCAATGGCTGACGTTTGAGGAAATAACCAACCAGTTGAATTTGTTTCAGGATGAGTCGCAGGACGATTATCTTGCTCAGTTGGAGCTCGCCGCAAGGATGGCGATTGAGGACTACCTAGGTGTTCCGGTCTTTAACGTCACCTATCAGGCTTCCTACATGATCTCAGGGCTTATGGCTGCACCTGTAAGCCTTGATCTACCCGAAGTCTCGCAGAATGGTGTCACGATAAATTGGGTGAAGTATTACAACGACCTAAACCCTCCGGTCTTAACAACGATCACAAACACAAATTATTACTACGACCCAACAGGGAACAAAGTCGTTCTTTTTGAGGTTCCCAACAACATCAACACCTATATGACTGCTCCTATGCTTTGTCAGTACACCTTACAAGGCTCTGTAATTGGTCAGTATCCCGTTGTCAAGCAAGCGGGTCTTATGTTGTTGACGCATTTTTACAATAATCGCTCGGCTATTTCCGCAGAGCAGCATAAACAGATGCCGTGGGCGATTGACCAATTGCTCAGACCATACAAATCACTCGTAATGTGAGCTAAAAATGGTCTTACGCGTCGACGAGATAAGTATTAACAACCTGTCGTTCACCGTCACGAATTTGGGTGAGCAAACGACAGTCGAGACGCTGTGGTTTAAGACGCGAGCAAAAACTAAGTCGGTTCACAATCGGATTCGCACGCTAGAGAAGTTCAGGCAATACGACAACATGATGGACTTCATTGTGAACTACACGCCGAATATGCGGACGATCTCGGATAATCAAGAGGATTACTCGATTACGTTTAGAGGTAACAGTTGGCGAATCGCAGAGGTTTACGAGCACGACGACAGACAATGGGTCTCGCTGATGTGTTACAGAAACGAACCTAGCGTGGCGGTCTGATATGGGGCAAAATAGCGCGGTTGTTTATGCTCAGGCGATACAAGCGCAACTAGTCACAGTTTGTACGCCGACTCCAGTTTATGCAGTGTTTAACCGTAACTTTGCAAGCGAACCGACTTTTGTAACGTGGCAACTCAGAGACGTTCATCAGCCGGTGTATACGGGGCCGCAGTCGGTGAAGGGTATAGATCGACCGGTGTTTCAGGCTACAGTGTTTGCTCAGTTGATGGCGAATTGTTTCAGTAAGGCTCAGCAGATTGTCGATGCCTTACACGGTTATCAAGGTACTTTTGGTGGTCTCTTTTTTGTGTCAAAGGTCGATGTTGATTGGCTCTTTCACACCTACGACAATGACAGTAAATTAAATCAAATCGTTCTTGATTGCACTTTAGACATTCCTGCGTGAGGTGAAAAATGGCTCTTCCTAATAAAGTTTTACCCGGCTTTAGCGCCTCGCTCTATTGCCAACCAACTGCAACTCCAACCCCGTTAACGACTGCAAACCTTTCTGTGGTTGCAAGCGTTTCGGCTATCGCTGTCTCAGCTAACCTTGTCCCTGTCGAAGCAATCCCTGCATTCGGACAGGATGACGCGGTTGCTAACTTCTCGGTCGCTGGCTCGCGTCAATCTGACAAGATCCCCGTTCAGTCTGCGCCTACAAGCATGACGGTGGTAGCGGCGTGGAATCCTGCTGATACGAACCTTCTTTTGCTTCGCGGCGATGCTTACAACGGCACGATTGATCGCACGTTTGTTATCGCAGCAACGGATGGCACAAACATCGTTTACTACGCCTTCAATGGTCGCGTAAGCCAGTGGACGATTGACCCTGCTCCCGGCGCTGAAGCTAAGGTGACATTCACCATTCATCCGAGAGGTAATCAATATGGCTGGTCAAACAATGTCTGATTTTCTTGAGGGCATGAAGGGATACTATGGCGATCTCCACCAGTACGCTAGAGGCCATCCCTTTACCCTTCAAGAGGTGGATGCCGCCCTATCGGAAGCCGAAGCCGATGAAGCTGTTTGTCTCAACGTGATGAGGCAATATGCAGCGAGCGAGTGACGATTTACTGAGCTATCTAATTACTCAGGCTCAAACCGGTGCTAAGAACTGGTTTGGGTATCCACAACAACGGCTCATCAACATTTCGCTGTGCCATCAGATTGCAGCTAATCACGCGGACTGCATGTCACCGGATGAAATAGTTGATTACGTCCTGAAACTAAACGATCAGATCTTCAAGCGCATCGTCACCAATGCCAACGATAGAGGTTAAAGGTCTAAAAGAATTTGAGAGAGTTCTTTTAGATCTACAAGAGGAATTTGGCACAACAAAAGCCAAACGAGCTCTTATACCGGCTCTCAGAGAAGCTATGGAGGCAGCCAAAACAAAAATTAAGGCTGGCGCACCCGTAGATACCGGGAAACTGAAGATCAAGATCAGAAAGGGCGCAAAGGTTGCCACTGGCAAAGATAAAAAGCGCAAGTATCTTTCGCCCAATACCGTTGCGTTCGGTTATGTCGATGTTGGTGTTAATTACAAGGATGAGAAAGGCGAATATAGACCCGCAGCAGAGGCTATGGAATACGGCACTGCAAAAACACCGGGCAAGCCTTTTATCAGGAATAACTTTCAATCTGCCGTTCCACAAGTTCTAGCGTCGCTTGCGGAGCGTCTCGGTAAAAATTTAGACGCGTGGGCATCAAAACAAAGGGCAAAGACACAATGAAACTACAAGAAAGATTAGGTGGTTTTCAGCGGCAGAAATATCGACAGATCAAGTTTGGCGATCAAGATCTTGAGGTCTACTTGCCGACTCGCAACGAGATGAAAAACTTGATGGACAAGCTGAAAAAGCCTCCGCAGGAACTCATTGACGGTGAATACAAAACGCTTTTGGATTCGCTGTGGCAGTTTTGTAGCCCCACTGATGACGGCATAGAGGTATTGGAGAATGACGTTAAGGTGCAGGGCGTAAGCATGAAGTCGACAGCAAGATTCACGGCCATCAAAAAAATGCGTGAGATTGCGATGATTTCTCTAGTCGGATTCAAGGAAGGCGACGATTTGTTTGCCCTTTCCTACGAGGACATTGCAGACGCGCTGTCCGAGGTTGAGATAACGGAGCTTGTGAAATCTATTGAGTCTGCCGTCAATCCCGATTACGAGACAACGAAAAAAAACTAACAGGGTCGCTATATCACCAGATAAGGGCAGCGGCGATTTTTAACGGCCAAAGCCCGGAAGTATTTGATAGCCTTGATGTAGCGACCGTTCAAGCATTAGAATTGATGTGGCGCGACGGATTGATCGGTGGAAGGCAAAACCTGATCTTTATGTCGCATCTGATGTCGTTGGTTTATAACTTTGCTGCTTCGTGGTCAAAAGGAGCAAAAACATCTAAGCCGACCGAGTTCTTCCCGCATCTGGAGGAATACTTCGTCCCTCCAGAAAACATGACAAGACAAGAGCGTGATTTTTTGGCGTTCACCACTTTGCCGGGATTCAAGGCAGAGTATCTGGAAATACTAGGGGGAAATCGTGGCCGGTAAGATGATTGCAGCGCTGCAAGTTGGTCTAGGACTTGAGAGCGCAGAGTTTAAGAAAAATGCCGACGAAGCCAAACGTAAAGCGCAAGAGCTCGGCCAATCATTCAAGAATATTGAGCAGCAGACCAAAGGCTACGATGACTCGCTGAAAAGCGCGGGTAATTCTCAAAAACAGTTTGCCGAGCAAGCGAGAAATATAGGCTATCAGGTTCAAGACTTTGCGGTGCAAGTTGGATCTGGACAAAGCGCACTTACTGCACTGGGACAACAGCTTCCACAATTACTTTCCGGCTTTGGACTAGTCGGTGTCATTTTAGGCACGTTGGCTGCGGTTGCCATCCCTGCATTCAAGGCGGCGCTTGTTGCGTTAGGTGTCGAGCTGAGATCGCTTCAGCAGATCCTTGAGGATGTAGACAACGCTGGGAAAGCATTTACGGACATGAACGACAAAGCGGGAATGTCGTTGAAAGAGCTGTCCGAGATCTACAACGAGGATGCAGCGCCAGCCCTGCAAAAGCTCTACGAGCAGATGCGGAATTTATCGGGCATGAAGTTTGGCGACGAGATCAAATCGTCCGCTAAGGCTTTAGGTGACGAATACAACAAATTCTTTTTTGGGTTAATCCCTAAGACGGCAGGATGGGCTGCAAGCTCTTTAGCAAAAGACCTAAACGTTGCTGAGGATGAGGCTGGAAGGCTCTTAAACACGCTTAAGGGGCTTGAATCTGGCTCTGCTTCTATACAGAGCGTCAGGAACTATGTAACGGGCTTACAGATTGATTTAAGCAAGGCTACAGACGAAGGAAGAAAGTGGTTTACGCAGTTTATGGGCTTTTACACAAAAGCCACGGAAGCCACAGAGAAACTGACCTCGGCGCAAAGTAGCGCGATTAGAGAGGGTCGGAAAAATATTGAGTCTGCTGGTAAAGCCGCGCAAAGCTATTTAGAGAACTTAAACAAAGAGATTCGCCGTCTTGTTGAAGGCGAGGAAATGTCCTCAATGTTTGAGGCTAGAAAAGCCGCAGGCGAAGCTGGCGTTAAAAAGATGACTATCTTGATTTCGCTGAAGCTAGATAAATCAACTAGCGACACGATGGAGAATGTTTTCGACAAGATCAGAACCGAGACCGAAAAAGCGATGGGCGCTGACCGTAAGGAGCTTGTCAAAGACTTTGTCGACGAAATCTCTAGCGCGGGCAAAAAATTAGCAAAGGATGCTGATGAATGGGCGTATTGGAGAAAACAAGTAGATGGCGCTCTTTCACCATTGCAGATTCTTGAGAATCGAGTACAGAGTCTTGATGAGGCGTTTGAAAAAGGCTTCGTCAATGCCAAAGAGTATTACATGATCTTAGGTAAAGCGTTTGAGGATTACAACAAGAGCATGAAGCCTGCAAAAACCGAAATGGAACTCATGCTTGAGGATCTTCGGGATGGGTTTAAGAGCTTAGGTGCTGAGATTGTTGGTGCGTTTAGTTCTGGCCGTAAGGCAACTGATGCGTTTAAGAATGTGCTTTCTAGTTTGTTGCAAAAATTCGCCTCACGATCACTCAACAATTTGTTTGATGCGATCTTTCCTAAATCAGATGCTAGCGCGGGTATGTTGAGCAGTTTTTTCAATATGTTTCGCGCCAACGGAGGCCCTGTAACGTCTGGCGAGCCTTATATCGTAGGGGAAAAAGGCCCTGAGCTTTTTGTTCCTAGAGCAAGCGGAACAATAGTTCCCAACGGCATGATGGCTCAAGCTGGCTCAACGGTTGTCAACTACAACATTCAAGCTATCGACGTAAAGTCTTTTGAGGATCGGCTTTTAGGCAGTTCTAAGGCTGTGTGGGCGGCAAATCAGTTTGCCAACAAATCATTAAGCGTCCGAGGTAGAACATGAGCTTCCAGACCATTTTAGACATTTCGCAAAGCATCACGGTTAATAACCGAAGGATGGTTGGGCAGCAATACTCACGCTCTGGACAAGTCAGAACGGCTCTATATGTCACAGCAGTTCCGTGGGTTTTTACAGTCAAGCCTCACTCTTATCTTTACTACCCTCAAGTTAGAGATGTTATCCAGACGATTGATAACTTAGACCGGCAAACCGCGGCGAACATCACGTTTAACACTACAACGCTTCAATGGTTCACGGAATACAAAGGTGGTCTCACTTCAGGACAGGCCTCGGCGTTAACGCTTGCTAGCGTTCCTGCTCCTAACGCTACAACGATCTCAGTCGGCAATCTTCCTGCGGTTGCATCCTCAACGGTTGTATTCGCTGCTGGTGACTTTCTTCAGATCGGAAACTATCCATATAAAGTCACAGCTCAGGTCTTGAGAGGCTCAGGATCGACCGTTAGCGTTACATTACACCGACCAGTGATAGGAACTCCATCCACCGGAACTTTGACGGCTGTAGGCGCTGCCTGCACGTTTAATGTGGTGGCTGAGACATGCCCGACTTACACGCTAAGACCAATGACAAGCGGCGCATTTGTCGATTGGGATAACGACTTTGTTTTCAGGGAAAACGTCCAATGAGCACAGCTATAGCGGCGCTTTCCTCAGCGTCAATCACGCATTCAGAGTTCGTAAGGTTGGTGACCAGCACTAACACTTACACCTTTTGCAGTGCAGCGGCATCTATCACGGTGTCCGGGATTACGTTTACCGGATTGGGAAGCCTTCTTTCTGTCGGTGATGTGCAGAGAGATCTGAAAGCGACCTCTGATGACATGATTATCAGTCTGATAGGGATTGACCCGACCAATGTTTCTCTCATTCTTGCCAACAATATAAAAGGCTCAACGGTCGAGATCTGGAGGGGATTCTTCGACTCTAATTACCAGATCATCACAAGCCCTACAACGCAGTTCTTTAAGCGTTATCAGGGGATTGTTAACAGTGTCAGTTTGAGTGAGGATTTCGATCAAGAGAACCGATCAAGAACGGTCAGTTGTTCAATCTCTTGTGCTTCGTTCAGAACCATCTTAGAAAATAAAATCTCTGGTATTAGGACAAATCAGAACACATGGCGAGCGATTTATCCATCTGATGCGAGTATGGATCGAGTCGACGCAATCACCGGTCAATACTTTGACTTCGGCGCTCCTCCTCAGTCTGGAGGGCTATCAGATCCCAATGCTGGATCATCAGGCGAACAGGACACATCAGGTATATGAGGTACGCAACAAAATACGACATGCCTCATCTGTTAGAGATGATGAGGGAATACGCAAAAGAGGCAGGCGTAAAAGCACTGCAAGAAAAACAGAACGAAGATCAAGTGAAAAACTTGTTCGATCAAATGATGAACGGTAGAGGCTTTGTGCTTGTCGACGATAACCTGAGAGGGTTCCTCGCTGCTTACGTCTCAAGGAACTTTTGGAACCGATATATAAGAGAGCTTCACGAAGTGGCGTGGTGGGTCATGCCTGAATACCGAAGCACAAGCGTCGGTGGTCGACTTTGGTTAAGGTTTAACCAACTTGCTCAAAACCTTCTCGATCAAAAAAAGATAGACATTGTGTGTACAAGCCTAATGCCGTCCAGCCCTGAGATTGACTATACAAAATACAAATATAGACCTTTGCAAGCCACATTCTTTCGAGAGTAAATCATGCCAGCATCCATTATTGTCGCGGGACTTGTAGAAGCGGGTGTATTCGCTGCGAGCAGTTTGGGCGCTATGGCTGCAACAGCGGCGATTCGGTTTGCAACCTCTGTCGTTGTCTCTAAGGCCTTCGGGAATAAAAGCTCAAGCGCTCAAGATGCGGGGGTAAGACAACAACTTCCTCCAGCGGCTAATTATTCCGTTCCAATTGTGTACGGAGATGCTTATCTCGGTGGAACCTTTGTCGATGCGGTGTTGTCTACCGATCAAAAGGTAATGTTTTATGTTCTTGCAATCTCTAGTATTAGCAATAACGGACAGTTTTCTTTTGACACGACAGATTTTTGGTACGGTGACCGGCAAGTAAATTTTCA